GCTAACGCCGCTGCTATTAGGATCCGTGTTCCCTATGCTTATTACATATGATGAAGTTGTGCTTGCGGCAGTTTGATTGGTCGTATCGTAAAAAGAACCCCAATATCCAAGAGTTCCGCCCGCTCCCGTCGAGCCAGTGGGGCCAGTGGGCCCAGTAACAGATGGGCCAGTTGCCCCAGTTGCACCCGTTGGTCCCGTAGGTCCCGTGACATTAGATGGTGCACCAGTTGCACCAGTAGGACCAGTAGGGCCTGCTGGCCCAGGAGCTCCGTTAAGGTTAATATTCCAAGAAGCATATGTCCCAGAACCTAATACTGATGTGACATTAACAACCATCGCACCAGTAGCTGAATTATATGATGTAACAGACCCAACCATATAATTTGATGCATTATATGCAATAAGGACCTGCTGAGCTACAGTATAAGAAAGACCAGTTCCAACCGTTAATGATTGAGAGCCTGCTCCAATAGTTAATGAAGTCGTGCTAGTTGTGGGATAAGTAGCTCCGTTTGGGCCTGTAGATCCAGTTGGACCCGTAGGCCCCGTAGGTCCCGTTGCGCCAGTTGGACCTGTTGGTCCGGTAGGCCCTGTAGATCCGGTCGGACCAGTCGGACCAGTTGCCCCTGTTGGTCCTGTCGGGCCACCTGCCGAACCAGTAGGGCCAATAACACCCTGAGGGCCTGTAGGACCGGTTGTGCCAGCAGTTCCGGTAGGTCCTCTTGGTCCTGTCCAGCCAGTTGGGCCTGTGATACTTTGTCCCGTTGGGCCAGTTGGCCCTGTTGGCCCAGCAACAGTAGACGCGGCTCCAGTTGGGCCTGTTGGTCCAGCAGAACCAGTTGACCCTGTCGAACCAGTCGGACCTATTAAACCAGTGGGCCCAGTCGCTCCCGTTGCGCCAATTAATCCCGTCGGTCCTGTAGGCCCAATAGGACCGCCACTAGGTCCAGTAGGACCCGTTGGCCCAATCGTTGATATAGTTCCGAGTTCTACCCATTGTGAGCCATCACTATCGGTCACATAGGTATATTCCAACCCCGTAATGGTATTAAACCATCTATCACCATCAATAGGAGCAGGGCTTACAGGAGGAGTAGGAGCCTCGGTATATGTTCCGGCACCTCTAGTTCCAGTCGGGCCAGTAGAACCCGTCGGGCCAGTCGGACCAATAGGCCCCCCACTTGGGCCAGTCGGTCCGGTAGGACCATTTGCAGGGCCCGTTGGTCCCGTAGGTCCTTGAGAGGTAATTAATGACGTGTCTACCCACTGGGAGCTGTTAACGTCCGAAATCCAAACATACTCAATACCAGTGTCGGTATTTAACCATCTATCGCCTACTAGGTTTTCACTAACTGGAGTAGGAGGCGTGGGGCTTTCGGTATATTTACCGGGGCCCATGGGGCCAGTTGCACCAGTCGGTCCAGTTGGTGATAATCCAGCCAATTGGTTGGCCGCTATACGAACAGATGTCCCATTTTGAACGGCCTCAATAAGTTCTGTTCCTGTAACCGCTATTGCGGGTGGCAGATTTGGGATTTGCACAGAACTCATGAAATGCTCCCATATGCAATGCAGATAGATGGGCTATAAAACCATAAATTAACGGTTCCATATGCGGCAAGTGTTAATGATGCTTTAATAAAAGGAGTTCCTGAAATATATGTTTGCAATGAACTACTGTTAATCGTTGCGGGGTTTAATGTATGATTAAAAATAACAACAACATTACCAGAAGAAAAAGTAACATCAGGTATAATTATACTTCCGCCAACTCCTATTGATACCGCTTTACCGACATCAGACGATGACAATGTATAAGCGCTATTTTTATCTACCCCAGACAACGGTAAATTAATAGGAACAGCTGGACCAGTGGGGCCAATTGGTCCCGTTGGGCCAAACCCACTATTTATCGCCGCAAAATTTTCATCAAGTTGCTCTAGTGGAATAGATGATCCACCAGGATAATTAGCAAATGTATATGGGACTGTAGCCATCTTTCACCATTACCCCGGAAATTCTTGCAACAAAAACGATGTAGCATCTTCTAACATTAAAAACCCAGTATCGTTTTCCAATAGAATACCATCATTTTCTATTGGTCCGACTTGAGGCCCTGGCAACAATGACATAAAGACATTTTGCCCAAGATTATTAGACCAATTCACTGAATTATCAAGTAAATTGGTCCAATCTGCATTTGTTAGACCTGTATCAATAGCCCCGGTTCTTGGAACTTCTGTATTGTCATATGGAAGACCAATTTCATTATCTCCAGGGACTTGAAAAGATTGTCCTGGCTGATGGTTCCATCCACCCGGTGGCTCACCAGTTTGTTGCGTAACACGTGTATTGTTATTTTCTGTAATACGTATTTGACCCGTTGGAACAGGCAATCCAGTCCAAAACCAAGCCGAATTTACAGTAGGAGAAACTGTGGGTTGCGGGGCAGATGTAACGCGAGTATTTTGTTCATATTCCTTATAACGCTCAGGTCGAGCATTCAAGATCGGCATAGGATCTGGCGGAAGAATACGTGGCTTTAATTGAGGCTGGGGGTCGTCAAAACACGTTTCACAAACTAAAATTCTCAAGTTTGCAAGGTTACGGCCTCTGTAGTCATACTGCCAGCGCAAATCTTTATGATTGTAAAGAAAACCACAACGATCACATATTGCAAATGCAGCGCTGTTATTTGGATCAACTTTAGCTCTTCCGTGAGGATACATTATTCCACATCCTCCACGTAAGAAAACTTAAACCCACCAACAGTTTTCCTGTTATTTTTCCCTAAACATAGTTCTATCACTGAACTTTTAGCTACATTATAAACTCTAGCCGCTTCACTCGCAGATGGGTATTGCCTTCCGTCATTTAAACAAACAACCTTTTTGGATAATTTTATTGGTCCGTTTGCCCTTCTACCAGCTCCATCAATTCCATTAATTATTCCGATATGACTTTTATTAACGTCTACAATTTTACGGCGTTTTGCGCACTTAATTTCAATTTCTCTAATAAAAATATTTCTATCCTTTTCTTCAATTTCTTTATCGTAATAAATAAAGTGCAACCCATTCGCTGATCTGTATTTAAGATTGCAAACATCCGTTATTGAAACGGGTGATAATTTATTTTCAAAAGCCGCTTCTGTCGCACTATTATATATCCTACCTGTTTCCAGGCACATAACATTTTTTCTATTGTGAGGAATAATACCTACGGTTCCATCCCCACCATCTGTTAAATTAGCTATTTTATATCCACTATCTCTAAATGCCTTTATCCATGCTCTTTCCCAAAAACATGAAATTTCCCAGTTTGGTAATTCTGCAATCAAAGATATTTTAACACCGTGTTTTTTTACAATGTTTTTATGATATTGAGTTCTGCTGTGATGATTTAACTTAAATGCACGATCTTTTTTTTGGCCTATCCCAACATAGAAAGGTTCATGCATATCTTCTTTAAAATGACAATATAAATATGGCATGTCTTACATCACCCGAAATAGCTTCTCATCGCAACATTCATGGTTACTGGCACATTTTCTGTTCCAACTTGATTTGCTCTTTGCCAAGCACGATCTGCTCTTGGCTGAAGTATTTGAACCTTATCAGGGGCATACATATAAGCCAGTCTAGCGGCCAATCCCCACACAAATGCGTCAAAGAAGTAAGTCGGAATAGGCAATTGTGTGCCATTTTGAGCAACTAAGTCCTGAGACTGCTGCATATAATAATAAGTCAATCCACCAACTGCGTCTTGTGGCAAAATAGGCCACAAATATAAAGTAGGGGACAGAGTTCTATCAAACCAATAGCTGGTTGGCTGCCCTTCTTGCTGTTTTTGAGCAAGCGAGGCGTAATCTGTTCTGGAAATGGGTATTATTATGCGATCCGAACCAAGATTTGTCGTATAAACATCTAAAAGAAAGACAACAGTAGCCGGCAGCGCATAAGAAATTTGCCCCGCGACAATATCTAATGTCGCCCTTTGGACCTGCCAAAGATTAATACCGTCACCAGCCCAATCAGACATCATGAAATTAGCTTCATTAACTGCATCAGACATATGTTGAGCAGTTAAGTCCGTTCTTCTTATGCCACATTTAGCATAAGCATTGACGACGAAATCGCCAAATGCGGGATTGAAGCTATATGTGTTTGAAGTTGTCATTAGCTAACCAGGTTTCCAAACTGGACAAATGTAGAATTCACATAACCAGTTCCGGAATTAAGTGTTACCTTAACATATAATGGCGCTATTAAATATGATGACTGTTGTGTAGAAGACGAGTTTACTAACGCTGCTGTTGGGTTATTCACCCACGTAACTAAATAAGGAAGTGTTGGATTAGTCGGACTATTAGGATCCTCGTATGTCTGTTGGACAGTATAGCTTACAGATCCATTTACTGTGCATTGAAATCCCATTTGTGGGAAAGCATACGGATCAATATAAACCCAAGAAGAAGAAGCGACTGTGTTTGTGCCAATTGTGATAGCACCTGTAGTCGCCGCACTAACAGTAATATTTGTAACAGTTTTGAAATCTAAATTTGTATATACAGTCGCCGTATCCGGACCAAGCAAAACTTCTGTTTGAATATTTCCACTTGCACTTGTTCCAGTAATAGTAAATGTTTTGTTATTATCAGTGTTTGTAGATGTTATAGCAACTCTACGGGCAACATCTAAAACTGCAACACCATTAGCGACGAGCGAACCATTTAATGTTAGAGCGCCCGCTCCGGAGGGTGATTGCGATAAACAAATTCCATTAGAAACAGCCGTTGCTAACGGGCCAACCGTCACTGTAATCGGGCGCATATCTGTGTCCTTTAATTAAATATCGCCGCCGTATTTGCGGTGCATCGCTTTCAGCGTTTTAGCTAAATTAGCCTTTTTTGCCAAAGCGGGATTTTCAGAGTGAGAAGCTTTTTCCAACTTCCCTGAAGGAATGGTTTTGCTCTCCGGAACATGCAGGGCCTTATGTAAAGAACCTGGATGCTTTATAGCTTTTTGGATCCATTTCTCAGCCATGACACTCTCCATAAGAAAGAGGCGGCCGAAGCCGCCCCGATCTGATTAGTCAAGACCGTGCTTGGACTGAATGTCCGCGCCTGGACGGGTAGAAGTTTTCTGAGCAGCTTCCCAATCTTGGCTGATTGAGGCACCACCTTCTGCACGACCACCACGCTTACGGGGAGCGCGGTCGCAACGAGCCATTGATTTCTCGCCTTCGACTTTGCCGCCCTTTTTGCGCTTCTTGGCATCTTTCATAACATTGCTGTCTTTACCTGCGTAAGCCATATCATGCTCACGATCGTCCGCAAATGAGCCCGTAGGATCATTGGGGACATTAGCGGTAGAAGCGCGACCGCCTTCTTTCCGCTCCATATGATGTTTCTTGCCTCTCATGGCCAATCATCCTTTAGACTGAGTTTGGACCTTGGATATAATCTACCGTAATCGCTCCAACACCAGCGCCATCATTCGCACTCTTAATATAAATCATAACATCGGATGTTCCGACATTGATCCAATTATTTGTGCGCGTGGCATCTGCACCAGGAGCTACAACAACCGTTCCAATCGTGCCGCCGGCAACAGCCGTAGCAAGTTCAGTAGCAGTCGTCGATGTGCCAATGCTTAACGTAGAAGCAGAACCATTCCATGCCGTTGTAACAAACAGCTTGATACTAACAATTGTCGAACCGGCTGGAACAACAATATTCGTAGCTTGTGCAGCAGCTGTTTGAGTAAGTGACGTATCAATCTGGGCAAGAAGAGCCGTGCCTACGTTGGCAACATTAACACCAACCGTAGATCCGCTTGTATCTAGAATTGAGCCCGCTGTAATGGGCCCAGTGAAAGTAGTAGTGGTCATTTGGGACCCTTTCAGTTGAGCAAAACTGGGCCCGAAGGCCCCGCCATTCCATTACGATGTTGGGAACGATCCGTAGATTGAACGCCAGTTGTAGTATCCGAACGAATAGCGCTCGTAGCCCTTCACCAACAGGTTGTCTGTCGTGAAGTCTACCTGCATGTCCATTTCGTAAGGGACACGTTCCATATAAACGAGACCTTTAATGTTCGTCAGTAGGAACCACGCAAAGTTTGACGTCAGGTAATCGTTTACCATGTAGCCTTCTGGCAAGCCGCCGGCCGTGGAAATGATTGCGTTCACGTCGTTGTTTGCAGTGCCTGGGCGCAGTTCGGTCTTTGTAAGACGAATTGCAACAGGTTCAAGCGTCGGTGGGATGATCAACTTGCGACCACGAGCAAAGATCTTCAGACCAGCGATATCGCGGAAGTTCTGACGAATTGCAATCATTGCATTCAACAGAGAAGCTTCGTTAAGATCAACGTCGGTCGTAGGACGGTTTGCAATCGTATTGCCGTCAATCGGATGGTTTGTAGCGCAAAGTGATACGCCGTCGCCACCAACTGACGCATTATACGTCGTTGCCGTGTTGAGGATGTTTGCGCCATAGATTTCTTTGGTCTGTGAGAAGCTCTCAATCAGACCAAGGTTCGTTGGCGTAAACTGTGTCTTATACAGGTTATCATCAATTGCCTTACGGGTAATGGCATAGCCAAGACCGATTTCGTAATGCTCTTGATTGTAGACGTAACGCTCGGAAGCGTTGTTGTCAAAGTTTACAGCGCCGCCTTCAGTCTTGATTGCTGCAAGACCGAGGTAACGCATTTCTGCTGTGCGCTCAAGAGCAAGGTTAGATTTGCTCTTCTCGAACATTTTGTCCCACTGCGATGGGATCTGAGGGTATTTACCCTCAACGCCACGGAGACCTGGTAAGAGCAGGTCGCGGATGGCTGAAAGATTAACTGCCATGTGAGCCTACTCCTTAGATGCCAGTTACCGCGCCGTTAGAACGCAGCATCTCGTTGTTGAAGCCGACGATGACGTAGTTATAAACTGACGTCGCGTCTGTGCCGTTAGCACCCGGTGGGTCGATAACCATGTCGACGACTTGGAACGGATACGTTGCAGTCGTGCCAACAGTGTCAACATACATGCCGGAAATGCCAGTAGAGGTGTTACCTGTGCCAACATTAAGCTGGACAAGTTTACCGACTGGAGAAGTGCCGAAGGCTGTGTTTGTGCCGCTGATCTGGAAGCTTGAGCCGCTTGTCTGAACGACAAAGCGAGCATTCGGATCATCAATCACGTATGCGATGACGTCGCCAGTAGCGTCAGAGCCTGGCCAATAGTTTGACCAAACAGTGCGCTTCTGAGATGTCGAAAGATACTGGCAACCCCAGAAGATACCAGCAAGCGCAACCGTGCTTGCAGTAGCTTGCTTGATGTAACCATTTGTGGACGGAGACGTTACAGGGACAACTGCGTCGCCCTTGTAAATCGCACCGGCCGTTGACGCAATACGGCGAACCGATACGCGCCAATTCATCGGACCATTGCTGGTCGACGTCGGAGAAAATCCGAACGGAGCAAAATTGTTAGACATGACCAATCCCTATGGGGCTTGGATCCTTACGCAACTCCGGCGCGGAGGAGTTTCAGAATGGGGGTGTGTGATGTTCCCGGCGCGGGTCCATCGAAAGCCGCAAGCCTTTTGGCGCGGCGGGGTTCAATCCACTTCTCCCGGCGCGGGAGCAGGAAATACATAAGCAACCAATGGTCGCTAAAATCGTCAGTTTATATTTATCAGACGTTTTATTAGAAAGCAACTATTCGTCTGATGGAACTCCAATCGGAGAGCGAGACTTATTAAATCTATGAACCTCACGCGGTCCAAGATCAGATCCTCTACCGCTGCGAAGTTGCTGTTCTTTTGTAAACACCGCTTCTCGTGCTGCACGAGCTTCTTTCATCCTTGCTTCTTCAGTGAGGATAGAAGGGCGCTCCATGAGAACTTGGCCTTCAACTTCAATTGTCTCGCCTTTCCAATTACCAGGCATCATACTTGGATATCGGCTTAGCGGGACTGGCTTCCAGCCTTGTCTGTCAAGCTCAACGATGTAGGAAGATTGTTCTTCTCCCATAACCGTGTGGCACTTCCATTGATAATCCCAACCCGGAGGCGGAGAAGGAGCCCAAAATTTATCTCGTGAGCCGTCTCCGTCTGGTTGGTTTTGGCGAATTTCCCGAAGACGGGCTTCAGCTCTGGCAACACTGTCCTCAGTAGCGTCTAATGGCTTGCGATCAACAGATGTGACGTCTAGGGTTTTTTTATAAGCCTTGCCTTCTCTTGTGCGACCATCAATATTGGAAAGTTCTTCAAAACTATTCATGTTCTAATTCCTTTTAAGCCGAAAGCTTGCCTTCGCGGATCAAGGCAGCCTTATTGCGGGCATAAGTTTCAATGGCTTTTTCTCTTGGTAGATCTGGATCCATCAATAAGGCTTGTTCTACTTCGGCAGCCGACAAAGTCATTGTCGAACCACCATTGTAGCCAGATCGCCCTATTGTCGGAGAAGACGACGTGACGGGTGTAGACGCCATCGCCTGTCTTTTTATGTTCGATCTATTATTTGAGATCCCAAGCTCATTCTCAATATATGAGAAATACTCCGGGCTTTCAGCCTTTATGCCTTTTAATACAGTCGCCGCCTGATGGGCAGCAGACAGTCGGTTCATGTCCGCAGCAGCATTCGGATGCTCTCTTAACCAAGACGCTGATCGCGGTGATAGTTTTGATAAAAGCGCCTCAAACTGTTGTTCCTGTGAAAGAGGCTGTGGTGGTGGTTCATATTGCGGTTGTTGAGGAGGAGTATCGGCAACTCTCCCTTCGGTGGCTTGTAGATATTTTTCAATATCACTTTTGCCTTCGTATAAACCTTTAAGGTTAGCATTCGCCCAAGCAAGGACATTGTTTGCCTCGGCCGCTGCGGAATAATCTCCTGAAGCCATGGCATCCGAATAAGTTCGTTTTGCCTGCTCGATAGTTTGCTGCATATTTTCAATGCCGCTTAAAACTACCTTGTAATTACTGCTATGAAGATCGGCCTGAGCATATTGCGCGGCCTTAGCTTGTTCTAAGGCATATTGTTCTGCCCTGTGACGAGCTATTTTCTCTTGCTCATGGCGTCTATTGACCTCTTCTAATTGAGATTTTACTTCGAGAAGGGCCTTTTCACGATCATCCACTGTGTCTTGTGAGGGTTTTTCTCCCTCAAGGACTACTTCTACTGGACCGTCATCCTCAATCGGGACTTCAATCTCTTTTTCATCGCCAATATCAATCATTTTTAGCTCCTCAATAGATAAAATCCGGGTCAGATACCCGCATCCGAACACTGGCGTCGCCTACTATTCGACAATCGACAGTGTCATCTTTGGATATTGACTTCTGAAGAGTGTTTAAGGTCACTCGCCAGCCGTCAGAGGGCCTAAAAACGATCCAATCACCTACATTTATGTCCCTAAACTTGTTTCCGTTGTCATCAACGTAGCAAAATGGGCCCATTTTTACGACTAATCCAACTTTTCCTTGGTGAACATCCTCTGTTCGAGTGCTGTCAGCCAATATTAACCCGGATTTTGTCTTTTCAGGACGTTTGTAAATCGCAACCAGCATGTCGGATCCAAAAACATCCACCCCAGATAAGTCACCAACTCGATCCAAAATCGCTTGTTTCGGATCAACTTCATGTAACATCGCTATTGCTGGCAATGTCGACACTCCTATTTATCCCAGAACGCGCGTCTGGGGTCGCTTTCCAAGAGCATCTTGGAAATTTCTAAAAACTTCTCTCAAATTGCCCATAGTTTTTTATTGCGGCCAATTGATATGCGATAGAGGCGGCAGCAGGACAATCAAATAAACCAAGATGTTTACTTATTTTTCCTATTTTAGCTCGCCACATTCCTGATTGTTTATGCCAATAAACACCTTTAGGAGGCCATGCTCGCATTGGACGTTTATTTTGATTTTGTTGAGATCTCGTCGCTAAACGCAAGTTTTCCCATCTATTGTCTAATGGATCACAATTTATGTGGTCTATTTCAGATTTAGGAAAACTTCCTGTCATATATAGCCATGCTATACGATGGGCCCGATAGGCTTTTCCTAAAATCCAAAGTTGACATCTTCCTTTTGCGTCTAATGTTCCGGCTTTTTTACCAGCCCACTTAGCATCCCATGCAGGTATTCCATGATTTTTATGGAAAAACCATCCAGTTAGTTGATCATAATATAATATTGATTTTAAATATTTTTGCGTGATATTTGATAAATTAGCCATTTGCTTATCTCCAGAAAGCTTGTGGTTAAAGGGGTGGAGATGGTGACACATCTCTATCCCTTGTTTTTAGCGCCTTTTATCTTCTATTCCCAGGACCTTTTTCTGGGCTTCTTGTGCGGCATTCAGAGCATCTGATATGCCCTTCAAGCGACCTACCCTGTGTCGATAGTCGTCGAAGCTTTGGGCCTTGCCGTTTGCCAACTCTAGCGTGAGTTGTTCATACAAATCGGCAAGGATTTTCACTAGCTCATCATAGAGCATCAAATCTAAGTTCATTTACCCGCCAGTTTTGCTATTAGGCGTCGGATTTTGTCCTTGCAGATAATTGAGGAGCGCTTGGTTCCCAAATTGGTTCTGCAATGCACTCATTCCAGCATTATAAGAAGCAACATAAGGGTCTACTGATCCGCCAACGTCGGGCGTTACTGCTTGGGATTGCATGAATGCGTCACCGGCAGGGCTATTCATAATAGCGTTTTCTACGTCTTGGCGTGTGGCCAAACCTTTATTTAACTGATCAGTCCAATATTGCGCCTCTTGTTGGCTTGGATTTCTTCCCACATCAGATTGGAATACTTGGTTGATAAAGTTTCCGCTCTGATTGGCGTAGTCTGCCAAAGAAGCTTCGATTTGTCCTTGTGTTGTTGTCCCGGACGTAAGTGCGTCAGTCCAATATTTTAATCCCTCAGGATCTGGGTCTCTTCCCATATATTGCTGATAGGCAGCATTTAGGAATTGATCCGTCGGCAAATTCTGCGACGAAACACTTGCGTCGTAGTTTTGGTAATGCCCGGGTAAGTTTTGCGCTGTGCTTGTGTATTTTAATGCCGGAGAAGTAGAGGCCGGCATTTTTGCTAATACGTCTGGCGGCAGTGTGGACAACGAAGAAGCCGGAACTGTCAAACCGGCAGGCGGTCCAGATGTAGGACCTCCTTGAGCCGTTTGTCCTGCCGGTGGGGCAGGTTGATTAGCAGCTTGCTGCGCTTGCATTGCAGCCTGAACTTGCGGTGGAAGAAGATTAGGGTCCATCTGGCCAAATCTGGCTAGTGTATCTCCCGTCATCATCATCGAATTTGGCTGATTATACATTGAGCCAAATGCCGCTAGTGGAGCCTGCGCAAATCCTTGAGCCGGGCCTGGAGCGTTAAATGCCGCAAGACCTGCCGCCTGTTGCTGCTGAGGTGTCCCACCAGATGGGGCAGACGTAGCAGGATTGCTACCGGCTAATATACCACCATCAGCTCTTCTTGCCCTTCCGCCATATCGACGGCCTTGCTGAGAAGATCCAGCCCACGACGGAGTTATCCCCGCAGTTGCAGGCTGGTTTTGTGGCTGAGGCGGCTGAGCAACCGGAGCGGGCTGGGAGCTAACATCCATGCCGTTATCATACATGGCTGATCGCGTCCCAAACCCATCATGGGTCGGAGATTGCTCAAGTGACTTACCCAGGGTTTGATTACCTGCATTCTGAACCTGATTAGGGTCAGCTGCTTGCGGAGAAGCGGCAAAGCTGTCCTGGGTATTCTGATACTGAGAACCCATAAGACCGCCAAAGCCTGTCGTGGCTCCTCCGCCTAGATAAAACCCTTCCGGCCAGCTTTATATGCCGCAAGTTCTTCTTTCTGGAGGCGGCCTTCGCCTGAACCAGCGCCGGCCGTGAGGTCCTGTGTAGAGCGAACTTTACCACCTCGTTTAAATGGACGGGGTGGCATACCGCCTGGCGCACCCATACCCGGAGCGCCCCCTAATCCCTGTGGCATACCGCCCATTGGAGGTGCCGGCGGCATTGCTCCGCCCATTGGTGGGGCTGGTGGCATTCCGCCCATAGGAGGTGCCATAGGGGCGCCACCTGGAGGCATTGGAGGCATGCCGCCCGGAGCGCCGCCCACTGGAGGCATGGGGGGGCGTGGCATCCCTCCAGCTGGCATAGGAGGTAAGCCCCCCATTGGATTTGTCTGACCACGGCTATCATTGAAATTAATTGTCACGCCACCTTTGGTAGCAGACTTGCCGCCACCTAAAGATGTGCCGCCGCTAAGAGATCCGCCATCAGCGCGCTTTGCACGACCACCTTTACGGAGACCTTCCATGCTCTGCTGCTCGTCATGCTTTTTATCAAGAGCGGATTTCTCCCACTTCTCCATCGACATGCCGTGCTTTTTAGCAAGCTTCTTATCTTCGCGTAGGTCTTCCTTGGAATGTTCCCACTCCATGTGTCCGACCTTGCCACCCTTTTTCATGGCGTATTGGCCTTTGCCAAGATTGCCTTTGCGATAATCTTCGGGGGAAATCTTATTAGCTTCTCTCTCCGCGTAATTTCGCATAGCCTGCTTATCAGCCTCGGAAGGGCCAGATTGAGATTTCTCGGATTTCAAGCCTTTCAAACGCTCCTCAGAACGCATGGCTTCCTCTGGGCTAGGCAACATACCGCCGTCATCACGCTTTTTACGGGAAGCTTTGTCCAAGCGCTTTAAAGACATGGCGCCCTTAACAGAGCCACCAGCCTTGCGCATGATACGTGGATTGACTTCTTGTGAAAGCTTCGGCTCAGCGAAGATAACGCCAAGGCCAGCCTGTTCATTGGTGTTCAGGCCCTTCTCGCCATCCCAGCCGTCTTCAGTTTTTTTCTTAGCTGATTTGGCTGCCTTTGAGCCTTTTCCAGCATAAGTATCAATCTTTTTATCATGGCCTGCTTTGGCCTCTTTAGCATATGGATGTGCCATCGTCTTATACCTGTTGTTGATGGGAAGAGGCTCAGACGGCGCGTCCGATTAGCCTATAAGATTGTAAAATATCGGCACTACGGCGCGTAGGTCGATTGTATCATAAAGCAAAGATTTTCATACCTTTGCGAGTTATCAATGTTTTTTAGCAGCCCTCATATTATCCACGAGATTTGGATAAGGGCGCCCGGCAGCCTTAGCCGCAGCTTTAGCAGATGACTTTTGCTCGCTTGTTAGTGGATCTGGCTTACCAAGTGACTTAGGACGAGGTTTATCCCACACTGGTCCGCCAGTTTTATATTTCCTAGCCACCGAAAGGGCGTCACTAACAGCCCCGCCTTTATTCATTTGTCCTGGTGCTAATCCTTGACCGCCAGTTCCAGGGACAGCAGATCCGTCAACAACCATAGGTGATAAATATAAAGACCCAGGATCGGGCGTTCCTGTGGAAGTTCCTAATGTTCCGGCAGTTCCACTACCAGAAGGCAATCCTGTGTAACCAAGTTGATAATAATCAATTGGAGTGGTTGCTGTTGGACCAGGAATATTCGCCGTAGCAAGCGTTGATCCAGCTCCAGAAGATGGAGCAACGCCTGTTCCAATGCCAGATCCCACTCCAACAGGAACGCCTATTGAAGCCCCAGCGCCAGAATTAACACCAACATTACCGCCGGCACCTGTGCCTGCTAATTGTTGACCTAAATTAGTTCCTGGCTGTGTGCCGCCGGTAATAGTTCCGCTACCAACTGAAGTGCCAGTTCCCGTAGTAGGAAGTGTCCCAGCATATGGGACATATTGTCCTTGAGCATTTTTTGTAAATTGATAATTTGCTAACTGGCTTCTTGAAATGATTGTTGACGGATCCTGATAAAATGGACCGGGGGTAGCATTATCAGCCAAAACATTTTGATAACTAGCGTCGTCCAAAACTTTTACAGGTTTACCATTAATCATTACAGTCGACATATACGGAATAGTATTTCCTTGAACAGTATTGGATGGAATAGTTTGCGTCTGCGGTGGAGGAGTTATTTGGTAAGGTTGATAACTGCTTCCCTGAGACGTTGCATACTGTTTACCTTCATCAGATTGGGGCAAATATTTAGCCAATACATCTTGTGTTACTTGCCCTGTTCCTAATTGGCCAGTCCAATATTGCTGTTCTGCTGAAGTTGGGGCGCGACCAAAATCCTGTTGATACGCATCATTTAAAAAAGAAGAGTTTTTAAAATATTGTTGTGCAGGGTCGCTTCCTGCAAATGCAACCTCCACTGATTGAGGCGTTGCTGTTCCTGCACGTAATTGATCTGTCCAATATTTAACACCATTTGGATCAGGAGGTGTGCCAAGATCGTTTTTATATAGTTTATTAATAAAATCAGTGTAATCAGATGGAATTAATTTAGCTGGATCGGCCGCTACCGCCTTTAGGTTGTCAGGAATATTATAATCAACAAAAGATTTACCATAATCACCTTTCGAGGCATTTGGTGCTATTTGTTGAAGCTGTTGTTGTATTCCTTCAGCATATCCCAATCTTTTTTGGAATGTGCTTTTCGCGTCTTGCGCCGCTGAACTATTAGAGGAAATATTCCCTCGGCTATTTATAAACGCCCCAGGGCTTTCTACTGCCAATGCTCCGGCCACAGCAGATTGGAGATCTGGAGCATAGTTCATATAATCATTAACAGATGAAGGATTAGCGAGATCGTATGATGATCCTAAATTTCCTGTAGTATAATTTACCCAAAACGATGTTTGAGCTGCTGGATCGGATGGACTTAAATTATTAGCTTTTGCATATTTTTGAAAGGCAGTATTCATTGGGCCAGTAAATTGAAACGCACCATAACCACCGCCACCACCAGTTTGCGGCTGATTAAAGTTTAAATAATAGTTTCCATCAGAATTGGCCTTGGATGATTGTCCTTCAGTAGCAGCATTTGCAGCATAAGCAATGGCCGCATTGTAGGACATCCCTTGGTTCATCAAGTTTAAGGCCAAATTAGTGGCATTTGTCCAATCATATTTTTTAGGAATGTCTGCCGTCGATGATTGAATATTTTTAGGATCAGACAACCATTGGACTGAATTTTGAGCGCCTGAAGATAAATTTGTCCACCCTAAATTATAGCCCGTCCTAGATGTGTCACCAACATATTGACTAGGATCTGTTGTCCCGCCCGATAACCCAGATGTGCTTTGTCCACCGGTAGCACGATATTTTCGGGCTACTTCCAAAGCCCCACCATCAGAACACTTCCACTTTCTCAAAGATTTATTAATCCGGCTATCTGGATCATTGGCTGTCTCAGAGCTGGTAAGCTTAGCTTTCATGCCTTTCATACGAGCGCAGAAACTATCTTTACGGGATCCGCCTTCCGGCTGAGGACGCTTAATGTCATGACCCTCGGAACGGAGAGAAGCTCGACCCTTTTCGTTCAACCCGCCCTCTGGGTTTTTGCCCTCAGACCTTTGCCAAGCCGGTGTCTTAGCCATCTTATTATTCCCTCGTGCCGATCCGCCAGTAGCCATTCCGGCAGGCTTAGGCCAATCTTGCTCTGGCGACCATGCAGGATATTTGTCTTTACCAAGTTCAAAGAAGGGAGACTTTCCTTCTGCTTCACGGCGTTTTGCAGCTTCATAAGCCCTATTATCAGTATCTTGTGGTGGGCTTCTATGAAGTCTTTCCGCCATTAATACAGCTGCCTTGTCGGCATCGCTTATATTTTCATAAATAGACGGATATTGGATTTCTCTATCTGAAGAATATTCAGAAACTATTCCAGAGTTGTCTAAATTTTTAATTGGACCGAGAAAACCAATATCTTTTGATTTAAGCGCATCTAATTTATCTGTTTCTGGGTTGTATCTTTGCCCCCATGGATGTCGAAGAGGAAGTGTCTTAGCCATCCTACTCTCCATCTTCCGCAGTTGGCATTCCCATCGGCTGCGACATCAAATTAAATATACGATCCTTATGCTTCTCATTGGCGTCATGACGATGTTGTTCCGTCATCTGGCCATGTTGAGCAAGAAGATCCTTATCCTTGTTTTTCTCGTCTTGGCGGAGCTTGTCAGCATGGACCATTGCAGTTTGCTGAAGCTTCATCGCTTCTAATTGCAATTTACCTTTGCGGTCCTCAGCATGGTTCTGGGCATCCGTAAACGCCTTCATCTGATCAGTCTTGATCTTCTGAACATTTGCCTCAGTAACCATCGCCTTCGTCTGATTGTCGACCTGATTAGACTGGGCCTTTATTTGAACCTCGGCCTGTTTTGCCTGAGCCGTTATCATCTTGGCCTGGGCTTCCATCATCAGTGCAGGATCTTGTTGCGGGCCTTGTGGTGGTTGTTTACTCCACAGGCTGTCAATATCCTCAATATCTGTCATCTCAAGAATACGACGATCGACTTCCTGCATGTCGTAAAGTTGTGGGTTCTGAGCGGCAAGTTGTTTGAGTGCAATCGCCTTCTGGATCCTTAATGTCTGAGAAGAACAATTTGGATCAGCCTTCGGGACAATATCGTAATTGTCTAAGGCTTGCTGGAGTAACTCAGCATCTTTCTGGAACCCTGGATTTCTATTAGATCTCCAAAGGCTCTCCGGATCTCTACGGAACAATTCCTTGAGTAATGAGAATTCCTTGCCCTGTGCCTGATGCATTCTCTTATGAACGGCATTCAGGACTTTTGTGGCCTGCTCAATCATCGCAATGGTAGATCCTACGGGAATATCCTGCCTTCCCTCTCCTACGGCCATTTCTGCCGTGCCACCAACACGCTGGGCAGTCTGTTCCACATTCTGGATCATTTGCATAAAGCCGCTGGATATATCCCGATATGGAAGCGGGAGAAACGCCTCCTTTAAAGGAACGCCATCGACGTCTAATGGCGCCACTTGTCCTGGCCCAACCCGGATCGTGGTCGTTTGCTGGCGGCCGGATGATCGAGCCATAACGCCACCCGGAAAATTAGCCAGCATGCCATTGTCAAGAGCAATTCGCCAAGCCGCTGTAAGAGCGCGATTAGCATTACCAAGAATATGCAAAAGACCGAGGTTAAGACCGGGGAACGACGGAACAAATACATACTCAACGAAGACTTCTTTTCGTGTATAATTTTCATCGCCCTCTTCCCACCAACGGCGGATTTCGAGGACTTGCCTGCTGTCCTTGTCTAACGTCACACGATAAGGAAGGGGCAACCCGGTGGCTTCGCCATCTTCTTTATGCTCAAAACCACGCAGATCTAACTCACAATAACACTCGTAAATTTCTCTATCGACCTCTCGGTGTTCCATCAAGCTCTTCGGCTCAACACCTGAGATGTTTGCCAGTTCAATGTCAACAACATTGCCTAGCGCAAAATTTGTGGAAGTAAGTGCGACGTCTCTCCAAATGCCGGCAAGCTGCATTCTTCTTACGTCTGAAGGCTTCATCTTACTACGATGAGTAACCCTGGCGGCCGCTTCAATAGCTACGGCACCTTCGGAAAGGATCAAATCCTTACGGTCAATTGTCTCTGATACAGGACGACGCTTCAAAGGATGATAATAAACCTTCTTGTATGCCTCTCCACCCAATCCAAGCGAAAAGAACATACGATCAGTATCGGGATAATATTCAGGAGCCCCAGACGTCAGATAATGGTTCATGTCTGTCTCAAGGGCGTTTGCCGCTTGATCGAGCTGCTTTATCTGATCACCTTCATTCGAGACCTTCACCGGTCCATCAGCCGGCAACAATTCGCCGCGGGCATTTGCCTGGAACCTTAGGACAGCTTCCAATAACAACGGATGCTTAACGACCGAGATGCCCTCGTCATTTGGTTCTGATCTTGGCTCTTCGAGCTTAATGCCTAGGAGTTCAATTCCCTTGGCGACGTCTTCTAATCTCTGATCCTGACGCGTGCGATCGTCATTGATCAATCTCAAAAGCTCATCGGCAACGCCAGTGAGAACACCTATCTCGACATGCATCGCCAAATTGGCATCATGATCCTTGCTATCTTCGCTGGGCGCCTGTGGCAATCCGCCAAAGTTAATCTGCACCCCGCCATCGGTAAGATCAATTTGAATGACTTGATCGCCCGGCTTTGCCTTTTGCTCAGGTGGCGTGAGGTCTACCTGCTCAGGCTTTTCCTGCGGCATTCCAGGAGTAGGAACCTGCCGTAAGTTCATCGGGGCTACATTGGCCATTTACTTCTCGTGGATTGCAAGCCAACCGTGTGGCTCTTCATTAAAAGGATTGCCGCCGTGATACCAGAACAACTCGCCGTCTATTTTGACGGTCATTGCCCATCCCTCAATACCAGTATCAGACAGGATCTTCACTAAGGCCATTTTCTGCTCAGGCAATTCATCCATCGGCCTGACAACAGAATGGTCAATAATAAATGACATCGCCGCCTCAGACGTTATAGACAGGTTTGCTAGTCCGTCGGTATGAACCTTCGGCCATAGAAATGGCCACAATTTCCTCAGGACGTCTAAGGAGATTGCGTTCTTTGAGATACTTGAGCGCTTGCGTCGAGCTGTCGACAAGGTCGTCGTGCTTTCCTTTTGGGAAATTCTCAAACTGCGTAATTACCTGATCTGCCCATGCCCTGTCGGGAGAATAAACCTGCCCGCCACTAAACACTGCTTGGACAGCATAGGCCCTGGCAACCTTATCCGCATTTCCCGGATTAATAAGCTGGACACCCCAATGCTGATTTCTATTGAGCCTCTTAATCTCTTGGGCAACCGAAAGGCCACTTGCCTTTGCCTCAATCAGTAACATGTCAACTTTGAACTGATTACAAGTGTGAATGGCCCATTCGACCAATCCCCACTCTTCCATAGAGCGGCGCTTAAATTCTAACTCAGTCTCTCCGGGACGGCGTAAGATATCCGGGCCATGGATAGGAAGCTTCTTAGCCCAGGAGTGCATTAACATTACCGCAGGGATAGTATCCCGATCGTCGATGACTTCTGACCTTCCACCCTTATGGTCCAAGATAGCCCTGGCCTTTTGACCGCCTCTTTGCCAAACACCCCAAACAGTCAGCGCCGAGAAATCATTCTCCTGCTTCTCGCCGTATGCCGTATCAAGGCTAGCAATAATGTAATCCATAGAAGGATAGCTAGCGCCCGAATTAACCCCTTGAGCAGCCGCCTCGTCGTCATCCCAGAGGTTCCACCATTCCCTCTTGATAATCCCACCGCCACGAGGAGCAGGGGATTGCTGCATTTGTCCTGCATATGCATACGGGCCCATAACTAACTTATCACGCTCCAAGACCTCACTCGGAAATCTTTCCGGAAATAAAACCTCTCCCGCTACCTGACGAGGATCGCTAAATCCGATCTCAGTCTCGCAGCGACGCAGCGGATCAAATTCCGCAGGCAGCATAAGGTGCGTATATCCAAGGTTCTTCTCAAGGATAACTCCGGAGACATCGCTCTCATGCAACCGCTGCATGATAACAACAATCGAACTTTTCTCCGGGTTGTTGAGGCGGGTTGGGACCGCTTCAAGAAACCACTCGATCGTCGTCGCGCGCATCTGATCCGAGGACGCGCTTTCAACTGAATGGGGATCGTCGATGATGACAATGTCGCCGCGAGAGCCAGTAATTGAGCCCGCCGCAACGGCCTCCCTAAACCCAAGTCGGTCATTCTCAAACTTGGTCTTTGCATTCTGGTCCCCGGTTAATTTAACCCGGTCTCCCCAGTTTTCCTGATACCATTCAGAGGTGATTAACCTCCTCATCTTAGTGCTATCTCTAATTGCCAGATTTTGGCTATGCGAGACACAAAGAAAACGGAGATGAGGCTGATTACACGGACCCCACAAATATGCCGGCCATAGAACAGCTACCAACAAGCTCTTCATGTGGCCTGGAGGAATATTAATCAGCAGCCGATTGATGTCGCCATCCTCAATGGCATTCAAATGCATGGCAATGGCGTCTATATGCCAACCATGAACATAAGGATTAGAGGGCTCTAAAACATTCCAGGCTTGGCGAATAAACTCTCCGAGGTCTCCCTCAGCAGCCCGCCTCTTCTCCCTCTTCATCAGCTCCTTCTGAGCCGCCGCTATAAGCGCCAATTTCTGAAGCTGTGGCCGAGATAAATTGTCTAATTTGATCATCATTCATCCGACTGAAATCGCCCGGTGCGCCCGTCTCTTTTCTGTCGATCATCAGGCCATGCATCTTGGCCAAACTATCAGCTGCGCCCTTGGCAGCATTAAAGTTCCCGACCTTCTTGGCATTCACAAGCAGGTCCGCATAAACATTGGTCATGCTTTCTACTGTGACCTTCAGATCAGTCTCAGTAATTTTAAGCAGTTCAAGGATCCTTTCGGACACCCTTTTTCTCCCTTTGAGCTTATACGGATTGTCCCAGTGCTTTTTATATCCTGCTGCCTCGTAGGCTTTTAGGGCGGACATGCCCTTCACTATGTTTTGGCAGAATAATTCCTGCCGAACATTCGGCAAGGCTGGCATGGTAATAGCCCTTTACTTAAATGGATTTTCGGTTATGCATTTTTATAGATAAATAAGGAGGTTATGTCAATATGAGTGAAGAGGCATTCAGAAAAGAGCTGGAAATAATAGCGCGAGTTATAGTGGCTAATCCTATAGCTCTTAGGGCAATTAAACAAGATGATGATTGTGGGGTTAATTACGCATTCGAGGATATGGCAACCAATCAGACAGTAAGATTAGCCAATATCATCCGTCTTGGATGGGAGTTTGCGAAAAGCAAGGAAATCCCAGTCAGGCTTAGCGAAGTCCAAGATATGCAAACCGTTTCTCTGTCATTAGGTAATATTCCAGCTTCCCTTATCTTTTACTGGAAGGATGAATACTGGGGTATTTGTAGACTACCTGGGCCATTCGAGATCAAATGGAAGATCAAACCGCACAAAAAGACGGGCGAGAATTTATACGCTATCCCATTGAAAGATTTCAAGATTATAGTGAATTACGCCGGAAAGTCAAATACGCTGTTAACCGGTTAATGACGCGCTGTTAGCCGGTTAACCGCCTATTCTTGGTGTAGTCTCCCCCATTTGAATACACCAAACGCCAAGTCCACAAAAATTGCACAAATTCGCTGGATCTCGCGTTTTCCTGCTTGACTGTTATTATTCATTGTGCATAATACATCCATCAACTGATGGAGAGACAGATGCACGATTATGACTACGACTTCGATGAACTCCGCCCATTTCCCGGCCTTGAGGTACTGGCCTATGGAACTGCCAATGTATGCTATTCGACACATAAGAATGGGGTGACTGTAGATTGTGTCAGGGCGATATGGCTTGATCCCACCTATGCAGGGGAAGATCTCCGAAAACTGGAACGCAATTCAGAGCTGTTTAAGGCAATCGAAAGAGTATTGATGGATAAATATTCCGGGCATATCGAGGAAAATATTAAAAATATGCTTAGAAATTATATTGGGAGGCAGGCATGAACGACTTTGTATATGTCCTTGAGGTAGAATTCCCTACGCTTCTATCTATGGAAAGTAGAAGGATGGTATTTAGCAGCCGAGATGAGGCAGAAACATTTCGGGTCAAAGGCAAGCGAAAAGGCTACTTCGTCAAGCATCTATTGGCCTATCCAATATACACCGCAGAAAAAGCTAACAGACTGATTGCAGATGAGAAACAGCGCTTCCACAATCTATCACAAGTAGGCGCTTTGTAAAGGATAATCTCCCTCCCAACTTGGCGGCCGGTAAAATGGCCGCTATTTTTTTTGCATAATTGTGCTTGACTTATCTTATGCACAATGCATAATAGACACATAAGAACAAACCAATGGAGAGACACATGACCATCAATATCGCAGACCGATACGCTCAAGTTAAGATGATGATTGAATGCCTTGAAAACGAACTTAAGACCCTTAAGACACTGGCAATCGCCACTGGCCAAGAGAAGATCGAAGGCAATGATTTCACCCTCAAAATCAAATACGACGCCGAGCGCAAAAGTCCCATAAAAGAAGCATTACTCCAGTATATGAGCCATCAACAGTACGAAAGCTGCCTGAAGGTTACTAAATACGAGCTGATCACATTTCGCTCAAAAGTTGACGTTCCAATTCCATCAAACAAAGAGGCAGCGTAATGCCCATTAGACAGGTTCCTACAACAAAAAAGGGCTCCCAGTGGGCCCTTAACTCCAAAGCATTTGGAGATGGTTATAGGGAGGCCAAAAACGGCCTCCCATTGGACTACGATAAATATTGCACTAAACCAGACGATCAGTGGAACTACGAACGTGGGAGGCTCTTTGCCCACGTATTCGACGGCGAGCTGAAGTATGGAAAAAAAATAAACCGCGAAGCTCTTTGGGCGCTTGGAAATGCAATCAGATCCCATTTGATACTATGATAGTATCTCCCTAATAGGAATGAGAATGACGCTTGAACGGCCATCATCCCCCGCATTATGGCGGAACCTCCCCTGTCCATAATACCTATGGCATATTTGTATTAAGTGAGGGACAGGGATCATAATGTAAACAAGCGTATTATCGTCACGCTTCAATTCATGAACCCAAAAATCAGCTTCAGTCGCAGCTAGTCCAGATTTTTTACCATTATGCCGATATTCAATACAAATGTTACCTGTTCGTTCCCACTGCCAAGTCTCGGATTTTAATTCTATTTTCCAGTGTTCCTGAGATAAATTTACCCGTTCTAATTTCGCACTTGCAAATACTTCTCCTAGCCTGCGCTCATTAATAAATGCTTGGCCAAGTTGAATGTCGTATTTCTTGTCTTTGTTAAAGACCATTTTCTGGTCCATGTCTCTTCCCCTAAAAAAATGACCCATCTGGAAAGGAGCTACCAGACGGGCCAAGTCGATGAAGAGACGGGGCGGAGGTATTGCCCCGCAACTCTTCTATCCGCTTAGTTACTTAGCGTCAATCTTCCAATGATCCGCAAGTGCACTAAGAACCAACTTCAAATCCCTCATCACTTCGTAGTTGGGGATCATACCCATTCCGATACAAAACTTGGAAAGCTCGATCTCCATTTCTGGAGCATAGCCCATCAATAAAACCTTAACCTCGTTATATTTCTGCTTGGTTCTTATGTGGCGGTCTACCTCAGCCTGTCCCGCCTCAGTGTCCGGGTCAATTTCATTACTGATACTTCCCCGCTCTCCGGTGGAAGTCTTAGGAGGTCTCGGCCCTAAAATCATCTGGGCATATGCTTCGGACAATGCGCCATATCTTTTGGCAGCTTCATATTGTCCATGGTCCAACATGCCGGACAGGAAATATCTCCCGGCAACTGTTCCCCACTGAGCGTCTGCCATGCCGGCGAGAGCTGCCATCATCAGTCGCTTGGTCGCACAAGGGGAAATTGTTTCTTCTGGTTTGGTTTGGCCTCCGGGATATCTATCAGCATCCAATTTGCGCTTGCGACCCGCTCTAGCCATTAACCAGCTCCGTTGACGTGAGTAATAACCGCATCCATGCGGGCCGTCTCTATTATCTTTGTGATATCATTTGGATCTTGTGCTAACCATTGAACGGCAACCGGACCAATACCCTTAGCCATCCAATATCTGGCCCCAGTGCCAGGCTTACCATTCCAAGATTGCAAATAAGTGAACTGAAGGACGTTTTGATAGGCTATACCACATTCTACAACAAAGTTAGCTAGCAGATCTTCATATTTTATAATCTGTGTGCCTTTTGCCATTGACCATGGCCAGCATTTAAAAAAATCCATTTGCGGACTATTCATATACACCCCGCCGATCGTTTCAGTGCAGCCCCAGCCTATCGGAGGGTTCATAATTACTTTCTTGCCGGGATAATCATCTCTCCACTCAGCGACCCCAAATCCAGGCCGATACTGATAATACCAACGATCTTTCCAAACCCCCTTGGCATCATAATCATTATACAACATCGAATTTGTGCCGGGATCATATGAAAATACACTGGTAATAGGATCCATCGACCCGTCGACGGCCGTATAATCAAATCTTCTCAATTCGTCAGTTGTGAAAAATGGCCAATAATAAGAAACATAAATAACTTTATCCATCAGAATTCTCCAAAAACTTTAACTTTGGAAGTGTTATTTTGGAATTCCCTCTAGCCTTTTGCCTAGACAATATACCCTTTTGAGTAGCAAATACCCTCCTGATCGGATCGTTATGAGAAGCCTCATTAATAAATTCTATTTGCCTTTTGTGTTGCTGTTTCTCTGCAAATCGCTCAAATGCATTGTTTTCCATTTCCTCGGTAGTATAATACCTGTAAACCTTTTTCGCCTTCATCTTCATCTATCCTTATATTATTAATTCCATAAGAACGGCATAGAACCCATGAGGAGGTCCTAGCAAACTAGCAATAATCCAACACTGGCAATACCGCTCCTCAATCTCATTGAATGGGACATATTTAAATATCCTGATGCTTGAAGCGTCCCATGATGCCGCCACTGGCAACTCGCTCTTTAACCTTGGCATACGCAATTTGCCGGCTTCGGATATAACTACGGACCTCTTGAGAGGGTATGCTAATTTTCCTTGAAAGCTTATCGGGCCAATAACCGAACTTACTCTTAAACTGATGAGCGGCCCAGCCTTCTTTATACCCCTTCTCAGCAGCCACATATAAAAGGCCACTAAACCATTCTTGTGTTATATCATAATTAGGGGTGGAAGCATATTTATTCTTTCCTTTAAACTCAATTAATTGCCCGTCTTTGGCAATGATATCGCTCATCCTTTTAGGTGTGAACCCACACTCAGGACACTCGTGAACACCTACAGGCTTTAAATAACTACACTGTGGGCATTTCTTAGGAATAAGAATAGGCTTTTCTTTTTTCTCAGTCTTCTTACCCTTTTCAACTACCCCAGTTTTTAATTCATTATAGTTAATAGTGCAGGGCAATCCGAGAGAAATACCGGTATTTGAATGATCTAAAACAAGGCAATTTTCTTTACCCTCATTGGTTCTTAATCCCCGTCCAATGATCTGGAGAAATAGCATCTCGCTCTTAGTAGGACGGGCAAGAATAATACATGAGACAAAGGGGGCATCCACCCCCGTAGTCAATGTCCCGATATTACAAATGACGCTGTAATGCCCCTTACGAAGCATTTCAATCATGTTTGCCCGCTCATCGGCAGGGGTGAAAGCATCCACATAGCCAGCCGATATCCCCACCTGGAGGAACTGTTCCTGAACACACCGAGCATGCGCCCGGTCCACACAGAAACATAAAGTCGGGCGCCTATCAGCTTTCTCCACCCATGTCTTTACAATGTCTGCCGTTATCTCCTGCTTGTTCATAGCATCGGCAAGCTGACCTTCGTGGTAGTCACCTGCGACTACTTTTACATTCGATAGGTCCGGGGAGTATGGAGCAAAATATTTATAATCCGAAAGATATCCCTGAGTAATCAATTCCCGAGTGGTCGAGACAATAATCAGACTGTCCCATTCTTCTTTCATTCCCCTGGCCCATGGGGTGGCACTAAGACCTATGAATGAATAATCAGGGCATTCGGTCATCCACCGCTTATGGAGTTTTGATCGACGATGAACCTCGTCGAATATAACCATATCCACCCCAGGCAGCTTTGGCCGGCGGACTAAAGTGTCTACTGAACAAATCTGAATTGGCTTGTTATAATTACAAAGATAATGATCAGCTTGAACAATGGATATATCGTCTTCCGGCAACCCAGCTTTCACAAATGCCTTATAGGTCTGATCAATTAAACTAAGAAATGGAACAACAAACGCTACTCTCTTTCCTTTTTCTCTGGCTAAAGAAAATACCTCAGAAGCAATTCGAGTTTTACCAGCGCCAGTAGGGGCAGCCAATACAACCCGCTCTTTTTTAGATATTGCGTCGCGTAAATCATCTATCGCCTTCTGTTGATATGGTCGGAGCATCCTTTAATTTCCTTATCTCTTCAGCTATTTGTTGGCCTTCGTATTTATCGTCTTCATAGAATTCTTCGGCCGTTTTTGCACATAGTTCTATAACATCATTTCTCGTTTCAGACGAGAGTGAATTTATTTTTTGCTCCAGCTTTCTAACTCTGTTTTTTAGTTGAGCCGTAATCATCCTTGTTTCCCCTTACTCATGATATATGCCTATTATGGGCACGTTTACAATCAATTTGGGCATGGTTTCCCTTTCCCCTATGTCCTCCGGTCTACCTTACCAGTAGGTAAGTAGTAGTAGGCTAGCAGTAATCGGCGCTGAACTTGACCGATTTGGTAGACTACTCCAGAGAGGGGAGTAAACAGTCGCTTCTCGTATCCCTGACCTGCCGTGATTTATCGGTGGCGAACCCGCTCCAGCCAGAGAAACACCCGGATGGATGTTCCTTCTGATATATCCCCACGTAGAGATATACCGGAAGGAACTAGGGTCAGTTCTGGGTGGGTCCTGCGACAGACTT